GAAGCCCCCCGAAAACGCTGCCCCCCAATTCCGCCCCCCGAAAGACCCCACACTGCGCTAGGTTGTAAGTTTCGCGTCAGGAAGGCCGCCGACACTGTCTCTGTCGCGCCGATGGTCGGTGCGGAACAGGAGTAGAGAGATGACGAAGACTCAACAGCGCGACGCGAGGATGGCCCGCCTGGCATGCCTGCAGCGCATGCCCGACATGGCTGCTCGGATTCTGAGTGCAGCCCACAGGGCGGCGATGAGGCAGGCCGACAAGCGTGAGATCGAAGCCCTGGCGCGCGAGCTGGGGATCACTGGGCAGCGCGACTGGGTGATCTGCGGCTGAAGAATAACCCCGGGCCTGCGGGCCCGGTAATCGAAGGAGAGAGAGATGGCGAAGAACCCGACCGGATTCGTGTTTTATGATGGCCCGAGCGCAATAGATGGCGCGCCGATTATCGGTATTGCAATCCTGCGCAGCGAGAATGCAAAGACCGGCGATATGGTGCAGACCTATATTCTGCGTGCTGATATGTCCCCGCTTGATGCTATTGCATCGGGTGACGATTGGAGTATCTGCGGTGATTGTGGTCACCGGGGAAACCCGGAGCTCGAGATAAAGCGTACGTGCTATGTCAACGTCGGGCAGTCCGTACAGTCCGTGTTTGCCGCGTGGGTTCGTGGTTCATATCCTGCCGTGTCTCCCACGGCCGGCGCTCGCATGCTGGCAGGCCGGGTTGTCCGGATTGGTTCGTATGGTGACCCTGCGGCCATCCCTGCGCGCGCGTGGTTTGCTCTGGTTCGGCATGCTGCCGGGCATGCTGGATATACCCACCAGTGGCGCCGCGCTGCAGCGCTGCGGCAGCTCGTTATGGCCAGCGTCGATACCGTCCCCGAGCGTGACGTAGCGCGCGCTCTCGGGTGGCGCACGTTTCGGGTCCGTTCGGCCGATCAGCAGCTGGGCGCGCGTGAAATCGTCTGCCCCGCGTCACCCGAAGGCGGGGACCGTCGGCAGTGTGTGACTTGCCGCGCGTGCGACGGCGCCGACCGGCCCGGGAAAGCCAGCGTCGCGATTGTTGTCCACGGGACGATGGCAAAGTATTTTGCCGCCGCTTGACGTAGAACCCGGCGCCGAAGATCGGTGCCGATAACCTTGGAGGATAGACCGATGTTCACTGCTAGATTTCCTGGCCGTTGCGCCAATACCGGCGCCCCGATACGGCCTGGCGACACCGTGCGTAGCGTCGCGCGCGGCCGATACGCGCTTGTGTCGCGCGCCGAGCCTGTGGAACCCGTGGACCCCGACCTGGCGCTGGCCGCGTCGATTGACCCTGAAACGGCGGCCGCAGAGCCTGAAGCTGCGGCGGCCGCCGGCCGATATCTGCGGCAGTCCCTGCGGCGCGGAGTATCCGATATCTGGCGCTCAAGCAGCGGCCGGGAGTATTACCGGAACCGGCGCGGACTGTGTGAGGATGCCCCGTGCTGCGGGTGTTGTAACGCGTGAAACCACGGCGCCCGAGCTGGCGCCGACAACCCTGGAGGATAGACCGATGAAAACGTTCCTGATCCTGGATCGCTTAACCGGCGCGCGGACCCTGCCGGTCGAATATCGCCCGCTGAAGGTGACCGTGGGTGACACCGAGCATACGCTCGCGCTGCACCAGTCTGCCGGTTATTGGCGCGTGTCCGACCCGGTTTCCGGCGGCGGAGTCTGCGCTGTAGGCGCATGGTATCGGGGCATGCCCGTATCGTCGAAGGGTCTAGGCGTACGCGAAGCCACTGCGGCCGCGCGCGAATCTGTGGCCAGTTTAGTGAGTCGCAATGGCGGACCCGATGCCTGGAACGCGCGCCTCGAGGCCGCGCGCCAGCTGTACGCTGACGTAAGCCCCACGTAAGCCCACGCACCGACACTACACGCGCCCCGAACCGGGGCACATTGGAGAACGACGATGCAGCAGAAATTCACCGTTTGCGCCTTTTGGCAAAGCACCGGCAGCGGGCACGTATGGTGCCTGACCGACGGGAGCGTAGTCGCCCATGATTGGGTTCGCGACCTCGACCCGCGACTATTTTTCCCGACACGGGAGGCGGCGCAGGCGGCCGCAATTTTTGCGCAGAAAGACGGTCGCATCTCGCGCGGTATGCGGGTTTGCGTTAACGATGCGCGCTGATGCCGGCTCACCTGGAGCAACGAAGATGCACGATATCCCCCTGACCCTGCGCGATGCGCTGTTCGCCTGCGCGCTCGGCCTTGCCCTGGGCGCCCTGGTGGCGCTCGGGCTCTGACGCATCCGCCGAGCCCCCGCCGGGGGTTCTGGGATGCGCCACGGTGGCGCAGAAAACCGAAGGAGAAGACACCATGCCGAAGACACAAGCCCGCCAGCAGGATCCCGCGCCGTATCGCGTGGATACCGACACCGGCCCCGATGCCGTCGCGCGCCGTGAAGATGCGATCCTGGCACACGCCCTGCGCATCCTGGACGCTCGCATTCGCACCGGCCCCGCGATGGACTCCCCGCGCGCCGTGAAGGATTACCTGCGGCTGCATTTCGCTGCCGCGAACGCTGCCGGCCATGAGGAATTCGCGGTTATGTTCCTGGACCAGCAAAACCGCCTGATCGAAACGCGGACCCTGTTTCGCGGTACGCTGTCGCAAGCCAGCGTCTACCCGCGCGAGGTTGCCAAGGAGGCGCTCGCGCGCAACGCAGCGGCCGTGGTACTCGCTCACAATCACCCGTCAGGCACGGCCGAACCTTCGCGCGCCGATGAATACTTGACGCGGACGTTGAAGGACTCGCTGATGCTCTTGGATGTCCGCGTTTTGGATCACGTCATCGTCGGCGACACCTGCGTGTCGTTCGCCGAGCGCGGGCTGCTGTGAACCCTTAGAAAAATTCAAAGAGTTGACCATGAACTCCGTTCGTCTCTACGAGCGCCACACGACGCCCGAGCTTGTGGCGATGGCGCAAGCCCTGCGCGATGATCCCGCCAATCGCGCCAAAGGCCTGTATCTGTACAACCCGCAGACTCGCCGCAAGCTCGACGCCATCGCGCAGGCCATCGCCTGGCACAGCGCAGACAGGCGCGCTGCGGCAGGCGAACCTGTGAACACTGACGGCTACTCAGGGCGCCAATGCAACCGCTAGCCCCTGAAACCCCGCCAGAGCCCGCAGAACGGCCCCTGTGGCCGTTTCCACCGGCTCTGCTGGACTACCCTTGCCTACCGCCTGGCGTGCGCCCTGTGGGCCGCGTAACCCCGCCGGCCGATGCCGAGCCGGCTCTGTTCTGAGGAGCAACGAAAATGCACACTGGACCCTGGACCCCAGAGCCCCCGGCGCCGACGCGCCTGTATTCCTGCGCGGAATACCCGCGCCGCGTGCGCGCTGAGAGCCCCAGCGCTGCTGCCGCCATCGTGGCGCGCTACCTGGCGCGAAGGCGTTACGGGCGCCCTGCTCGTTGCCATGGGTTACGCACTGACGGCTGGTCCCAAGACCGCCGCACCGGAAAAATTGTCGCCTGGCACTATCAATCGACCATCGTCGGGCGCGCGTCGCACCGTGGCGGCGGCTACCCGATCCTGGGTGAGCTGCGGATTGTCGTGCGGGCCTAAAGGAGAACGAAAATGCATACCCCTGGACCGTGGAAGGTCATCAGCGAACAGACTGCGCGCGAGGTCGAAGTATTTGAGATCGCGGAGGTCGCATACTTGCGCGTGATACCAGATTGCAGGGGCGATACCTTTGCATTAGCTGGTGGAGCTGATGACGACGCCCGCCTGATCGCCGCCGCCCCCCAGCTGCTCCTTGCCCTGCAGCGCCTGACGCGTCCAGACGATGGTCGCGGGCCTGCAGACGAAGATCTGGCCTATGCGCTGGACGTGATTCGCGCCGCCACGGGGAGCCAGTGATGCCCATCGTGTTACGTAATTGCACCCCACCCCCCGAAGCGCTAGCTCGGGGCCTTGATGCCGCGCACGCAGTCCTATCGGCTGCCGGCATTACCCCGCACGCCGCCTGGCTGCAATCCGGCTATCACGTGGCCTGGACAGATGCCCTGGCAATGCAGGCCTGGTATCGGGCCGAGGATGCCGCAGTACGGGCCATATTCGGCTCCTGGCGCGGCGCGCCGCTTGCGGTGGCGATGGAATGGGAACCCGACGCGGAGGACGCGGCATGATCTGGGCCGCCCTGGCTTTCCTGCTGGCGCTTGCGCTGGCACTGCTGCTGGATTTATAATCGGCGCGCCCGCCCGCTGCGGCGGGCTTTCGCTGTTATCTCCTCCTGCCGGGCACTTTGCCGGCTTCTTCCCCGGGTCGAGCGTCACACGCTCCCCGGGGATTTTTTTCAGTCCGGCACCACGCGGCGCAGTTCGTGAACAGAAGCAGTGTGCAAGGTTTCTGCCGCATCGCGCGCTTCCGTTTTCGTCCCGCGCCAATCCGGTGAAAGCCAGATATGACGGCGCGTGCCATAGCGTTTTGTTTTCACTAAGCCAACGTCAACCCACCCGCATTCAGATAGCGCGTGCAGCAGCGCCGGCACGTTCAGCCTAACATTCTGCGGCGCATGATCCTGCAGCCGATCAACGACCGCCTGCCACGGTCCACACGCGAACCCGTGGCGGAATTCAAGCGCCTTTTTCTCAATTCGCTCGATAATCCACGACTCCGCCCCCGTGCGAGCGCTGCCGACCATGATCGACTTCGCATCGGTCCAAGGCGGGGTCGCTGCCGGGTTGAATTTGCTGACGTCACGCTGCCGCAGATACGCCGCACCAGCCCGCAACCCGCCGGCCTTGAAATAGCTCCACAGGGCAGCAGAATCCTCCTCTCGCATCAGTGGCGCATCGGTCCACGTCACCCACCAGCGTCGATCCTCCGATGGGATTGCAATGGCGTCCCGATAATTGGTCATGCCTATGACCAACGATTGATTGACGACCGATATCGGATGCTGGCCCTTGCGCTGCACCGTCAATAGCTCGGGCGGCGCCGCAAGAATCGGTTTCAGCCGGTTTTCCAAGGCACGACGGTCGATGGCTTCGCTCTGCCGCAGTTCATTGAAGATGATAACCTCGTTTTCGAGGAAATAGCCCCAGACCTGCTGCAGCTCTGCGGCCTCGACGCGAGTAGTATTGGTTTCGTTGGCGCCGCCGATAGCGTAAAGCAGCGGCGCGATCATCGAGTCTTTGCCGGACCCAGGCACGCCGCCGATGAGCAGCGCATGATTGATTTTGACGCCGGGATGCTGGACCTTGTATGCCATCGCGTCCAGCAAATGCTGCCGCTCTGCCGGGTCCGAGATCAGACGCTCAACGTGAGCCAGCCACGGGCCGGGGTCACCGCCCACGCAATCCGGTCTGGCGTTGCGCCACTTGTTTCCGAAAACCTGCCCGACGTGCTCGCACAGGACCGCGCGCCCAGGCGCGTAGGTGATACCCTGCAGCATCCGGCCACGCATCGCAGCACGGTTTTCGTCGTAACTGGTGGCCGCCTCGACCCGGCGCGCCCCGCCTGATGCACTGGCGTGGATGCTATGGCACCGGACGTGCCGATAGAGCGCATTGAACGAATTGCGCGTGTATTCCACGCACTGCTGGATGTCGAAATACCCGTCGTCGGGCACGACGTAGGCAAACCGCTTGTGCCACTCGCCGATCTCAAGCGCAGACGGGTCGCGCTCGTCTGCCGCAGCCTGCGCCTCGGCGTGCTCTGTGGCCTGCGGCTCGGGCTTCGCTGCAGGTTCGGGTGCTGCCGGCCCCCAGAGCGTCGTCCTCGGCGCAATCCAGGCCCGCGCGTCGGACCACCGCGCCCACCCGCTGTCGGCGCAGTCCCAACCGTCAGGCTGCCCGCTGGGGTTGATGACCTTGACCTCGGCCGCCAGCGGCTGCAGGATGGCCGCCAGGCGCTGCATGGCCTCGATGCCGGCAGTGTCAGCGTCAGGCCACAGGAGGATTTTCCGGCCGCGCACCGTCTGCCAGTTCGCTCTGCTGAGAGCCTGCGCGCCCCCGGGCCAGGTCACGGCGACGTAAGGCGAGCCCGCCAGGGCTGCGGCAGCCTCTGCGGCTTTCTCGCCCTCGACCACCAGCACCGGATCGTCAGGGCGGGCCTCCAGTTCCTGCAGCCTGTAAAGCGGGCGCGGCACCGGCCACTGGCCCGTGCCCCAGCCGTCGGTGGAAAACGTCCACGGGATGATCTGCTTGCGGCTGTCGGGCGGGTCGTATCGCGCGACGTACCCGAGCACGTCACCGTCGCCGTTAAAGTACGTCCAGCGCGCTGACGGCGCGCCGTGGATCGGGTGGATGCAGTCGCAGTCCGCCGCCTCGCTGGGGACCGGCACGATAACCTGCCGCTGCGGTTTCGCTGGGCGCGGCTTGGCAGACACGCTGCTGGCGGGCGCTTCGTCGCTCAGTTCGCGGTAGGCCTCGGCCATGCTCAGTTCATGGATGGCAGCGTACAGGCTGATGAGATCCCCGCCGCGTTCGCTGGTGGCGAAGTCGGCCCACCGGCCCGACAGGAGGTTTACGCCGCATGAGTCGCCCTCGCCGCCGGCTAGGTCGCCGCACACCCACTCATGGCCCCGCCTGCGACCGCCTGCGAGCCACTGCGGGACGAGGGTTTCCGCGCTGATAAGCAGGCGCTGTGCGAGTGCGCTGAAGTCGAGTTTCGTCGTTGTCATGCATCCCCCAGCAGACGCTGCGCATCCTCAACACTGCGGCAAACGCCCGCCACGCCCCCGGCCTGCCGAATCGTGGCGAGGAATTCCTCCTGACCGGGCCGCATCCTGCCGGTGCGCGACTTCACTTCAATCGCCAGCGTGCGGCCGTCTTTCAGGACGCCCATGATGTCCGACATGCCGCGCGCGGTGTTGGCCCGGATGTACCGCGTCGAGCCGTCCCTGTTGCGCTCCGCAAAGGTGCCGGAATTGATCCGCCAGCACTGCGCCACGCGCGGATGGTGCTTCAGCAACCGCATGATCGCCTTGAGGATCTCGGCTTCTGACGGCTCGCGCTGTTCTGCCGGCGCCGGCTCGCGCTTGACGCGTTTCTTCGGCTCTGGCGGGATGTCGATCTTCCGCACCGGCTTTCCCGACAGAGCTGCGTACAGCGCCTCGGATTTCTGGTGCGCAAGCATCACCTCGCGTAGGGTTTTTCTGCCTCTCATTTCCGACCCTCCGCCTTGTCGATCTCGGCCTGCAGCGTCGCCACCGCTTCCTTCGCCATCTCCAGCACTGTGGACAGCATCACCGCATCGCCAAGACACGCGCGGATCGCAGCAGTCTCATCGCCGGGGCCGTAGTCGCCGCTATCCACCCACTCAATGTCGTGCAAGGCCTTGACCACCAGCTTCAGATGCTTGGCAAACGCCCGACGCTCTGGCGTGTCTGTGGTAAAGGTCGCCTCGTACTCAAGCCTGGAGTAGATGTAGTTCATGGCTCCGCCGCTCATCGCTTCGCCTCCTGCGCGCACCGCGCCGCATATGCCCACACCGACGCCACTTGCTCATGCGCCTTCAGCTTGTGCTGCACCAGCGGCCTGATAGCCAACTTCGGCGGCGGCGGAGCACCGGCGATCACCCACACCCAGATGTGCTCATTGATGCGGCGTTTCTGCAGCCTGCCCTGCACGCGCAGCTTCCTCAGATGCTGCGCCGCAGTGTCCTGCTTGCACCCGAGGTGCGCCGCCACTTGCTCACGCAGCACCGGCTGATGCGCCTGCACGAAAGCCAGAATGGCCAGTTTTTCGTCGCTGAGACTCATTCAACTGGCCTCCACGGAACCATCTTCGTGCGCAGCTTCGCCTCCGCAGCGCGGATCAGAAACCGCGCCTGCGTTTTCGTCACGCCAGGCAGCGCGGCCTTGAACCACAGACGGCCGATTTCGTCGTCCGTCAGGCTGACGTGCCGGCACTTGTCCAGCAGGGCGAGCGTGCCCGCGGGGGCGACTTCCCAGTCTGATGTCATTTCTTTTCCTCCATCCAAGACCACCAAATGCGCCGCTGCACGGTTGCTGGCGCCGCCATCGCGGCCACTTGGGCGGCCTCGTCGCGGTCAAACCACGGGGTCGCAGCGCGCGACCACTTCGCGCCGTCCCACCAGCGGAGAAACTGTCCCTTACGGGCCACGCTGGCCCGATACCAGCCCACCGCAGGCGGCGGGCCGGGGTTCCATTCAATCGTCATGGCGCAACCTCAAAACGTCGAGCGGCCGCGATCATAGGCCCGCACCGCCCGCCGCGTCCATATCCCGACTATTCCACGAGGGTATCCGATGCTGCTTGACGCTCCGCGACTGTCTTGTATGATGCCCTTGCGTTGCGGCGCATCCCGCAAACAAAAGGAGAGAAAGCGATGAATTACTCGGCGATTCCCGGCCCCGGCGACGTGGCCACTTGGCCCACGCATTCTGCCGGTTTTGAAGGCAACCACCCGTACAAACAGGAAGCCCGTGACCACTTGCTGGCCTGCCCTGCAGACTGGCAGGAGTGGCTTGCCGAAGTGAGCCGCGCTCGCGAGGGTGCGGCGTTCTCGACGCTCAACGTGCGCGAGGAAGACATGGACAGCGTGTGTGTTGACACGCTGTTGGCTTGCCTGCTCAGCGGCACCCGTGCGCAGTCCGAAGCGGCGCGCTACGAACTGCAGTCGCGGTTTCTGCGGGACAGAGCCGACCGGCTGCGGCGGCTTGAGGATCAGTTGTGCGCTTCGCAGCAGGGCGACCCTGAGCCTGAGTTCTGCGACGATTTCTGAGGAGGTTTGGATGATCCTTGAAACCGCAGACCAACGCACCGACGACTGGTACGCCGCTCGCTGCGGCAAGGCCACCGCATCCCGGTTCAAGGATGTGCTGGCTCGCCTCAAGAACAACGCACCCGCCGCTGACCGCCAGAAATACCTGACGGAACTTGTGGTTGAGCGCCTGACCGGCCAGCCTGTGCCCAGTTATGAGAACGCTGCCATGCGCTGGGGCACGGAGCAAGAGCCCGCCTCCAGGGCGGCATACGAGCAGCGCACGGGCGTCGCGGTGGAAGAGACGGGCTTCGTCGCCCATGACACCCTGATGGCAGGCTGCAGCCCGGACGGCTTGGTGGACTGGGACGGCTTGGTTGAGATCAAGTGCCCGTGGAACACCGCGAACCACATCGAAACGCTGATGAACGGCATGCCCGACGAGCACATTCCGCAGGTGCAGGGCCAGATGTGGATCACTGGCCGTCAATGGTGCGATTTCGTTTCTTACGATCCCCGGATGCCTGAGCCGCTGCAACTGCACGTCCAGCGCATCCAACGTGACGAGGCGTTCATCGCCGACCTCGAACGTCGCGTCTCGTCATTCCTGCAAGAGGTCGGCACTCAAGTCGAGGCGCTGCGGCGTCTCGCGGAAAGCAGAAAATGACTCAGGAAAAGCAGAAGCGACCCTACACGCGGAAGATGAAGGTCTTCGTCGTGACGGACATGCACGCCAACGAGCGACTGGTGCGAGCCTACACCTCGGCCGACGCGCTGCGCCATGTCACGCCCACGTTCCTTGTGACGCCGGCCGATCAGGACGACATCATTAGCCTGATGGCCGCCGGCACGCCCGTGGAGACCGTGGGGCCGCCCACGATCCTGCCCGCGATCATCTCCGCCGACGAATCCGCCGGCCTGACTGACTGAACCCACGGGGCGGGAAACCGCCCCATTTTGGAGAGCTCCGATGTCAAACTCATACGAACCAAAATTTATGGCCGAAGCCTATGACCTGCTGGTCAAAAGTCTGAAGGAACAGCTTGCTGGCGCGCAAAAGCAGGCTGGCTTGGCGTCAAGCGAGCAATCTGACAAGCAGTGCCACATTGAGAAGGTGATATTTAACTTTGTCTTGAGGCATTGCGGCTATGAAAAGTTGATTGAGCTTGGCGCTCAGATTGACGAGATGCTGAAAAAAGAGCACGGCAAAGATGATGGCTATGTAGATTTTTTGGAAACCGAATATCACTCACGAAAGCCCCGCCGTTAACCGGCATCACTACAGGAGTAACACCAATGACAGCACTTGTCCCCGTAGACCAGATCGAGCGCATGGCGCTTGCGGTTGCCAAGTCCGGCCTGTTCGGCGTCAAGACGCCCGACCAAGCCATGGCCCTCATGCTGGTGGCGCAGGCCGAGGGCATGCACCCCGCCATCGCCGCCCGCGATTACCACGTCATCAACGGTCGCCCCACGCTGCGAGCCGACGCCATGCTGGCGCGGTTCCAGCAGGCCGGCGGCAAGGTGGAATGGGGCGAGTACACCGACCAGCGCGTGGTGGGCACGTTCTCGCACCCGCAGGGCGGCAGC